GAATATCATAATCAGAAAGACTCAGATCATTTTGATTACCTCGTCATTCTATCTTATATAGTGTATAAATGCTAACATTTCGAGATCTTAATGAAGTTCTCGTAATCATATTAAGTTTCTTTCTTTTAAGTAATGAAGTGTTTCTTTTAGTCCACCAATATGCTCACAATTGATTGCAACTTGAGGATATTCTGCATTATCACCAAACTCTGCAGCAAACTGAATATCACTAAAATCTTTACCTAATTGATACTCTAGAAACTCACCATTCAAACTTGAAAGGAGCATACGAATACGATCACACTCTTGATTACCGTCAGTATAAAGAACTGCAGTCATTTGACAGACTTTTGGTTTTAGTTTCATATCAATTATTGCTATGTGGCCAGGGGTCACTACCATCCACGATCATTGGTGGTTGTGGTGTGAATGTTTCTGGGAGTTTGACTCCAGTGGGATTATCTATCTGTTCTTGAGTAGGAACAATAATATGAATAGGTGTTCCTTCCCTCTCAAACTCCTCATTCATTTTTATATATGTTTCTGGAGTAATCTTCTCAATCATAGGAATAATAATCAATCAGTTTTTGAACTTGTTTCTTATCTGCACCACACGGAGCATTTCTCAAACACATAAGGATACACTCACTATCAGTGATAGGAGGTTTCATAGTGAAACCATTCTTATCAACAGGTGCTTCTGCTTTAATCTCTTTGTCGCCAGTCATCAGGTTTATCGCGTTGGAACCAATCTTTTATATCATCAGCACTATCAAAACCCGTACGATGATTGGATGGGTCCGGGTCTCCTAATCCCATCCTATTCATAAAATCATCCAATGTTCCTTCTTCAATACCATTGGATTGGCGTCGTGCTTGTTTTAACCACTCTCTGGCAGTTGTATTTGCTTTGGAAAGTTTCTCTGCCCAGATCATGTCCTCTAAGTTGACTTCTTCCCCGCGAGAAATCTTCTTACAAATGCCTTCCAGTCTAAGGCGATATTGTGTCGATAACATATTTACTTTTTTACTGCTTGGATGTTAACATAGATTCCAACTCATTCAACTTAGCAAATTCTTCGTATGCAGATTCTGCTCGTTGAGAAAGGATATCTAAGATATCTGAGTAAATCGTAGTATTTTCAACATAGTCATCGAAATACTTATCAAGTGCCTCTTTTAAGTATCTTTTCCGATGCCATTCAGGTGAGTATGGTTTGTAGTCCATAATAAAGGTATCAGGTTTACTAACAACTGTATTTAGACCATTCTACTAAAGCCCTTTACTTTGTCAAACTTGATGACACTTTCAAATTTGTCGTGTAAGGAATCTTTATGAGAGATAACAAAGATATTAGCATCTTTGATGATAAATCGAATGATCTTTAAAAATTCTTCTGTACCAAATCCGTCAAGAGATGAATCAAATACTTCATCCATAATTAACAGATTTGTGTTGACTGAGTTTCTAACTCTAGCAACTTCTCTCCATGTGAAAAGTAATGCCAGGTCAATTCTCATTTTTTCACCTTCACTGAAAGAACTATAAGAGAAATCTTCGTGAATTGGTGATTCTACTGTTTCGTTGAATTCTTCATCAAGTTTGAAGTTGATGTAGAAGTCCATCATCTGGAGATATCTATTTACCTGCTGATTAATAAAAGGAAGATATTTTTTAATGATCTTGGTTTTTACCCCATCATCTTTAAGTAGTGAGTAGGCAAACTCAAAATACAAAATCTCTTCCTTTTTCTTCGAAAGATCTTCAAATGTTTTTTGAAGCTTTTCTGAAAACTCGTCTAGTTTCTCATGTTCAGTATTTCGGTTTTGTAACTGACCGGTAATAGTTTGAATTTCATGTTCAAGATCTCTGATTTGTCGTTGATTGAGACTAATCCGAGTATTGTTTTGAGAAATGCCATGCGTTAGTTTTGTAATCTCCTGAGATAGGGCATTGAATTGACGCTCTCTTTCTTGTTCAAACTTAATGGTTGATTCCAATTCATCGAAACCTTCCTTTAGTTCCTTTGCCTTATTTTGAGCGTCTTCAATTTTATTTAACCGGAATGACTCTTCAATGTCCTGGGTGCAGGTAGGGCATACCGTATTCTTAGTGAAGAATTCGTGCTCTTTAGTAATCGTTTTTACCCTTTGGGAGATTTTACCTTTTAGATTGTTAAGCTTCACTAACTTATCGCCAGCGCCAGTCACAATTTGTTGTTCTTTCGTGTACTTAAAAACGTCCTCCTCAAGACCAGAATTCTCTCTAATATAAACTTCAACCTCTTTCATCAAGTTGTCAATCTTGGCAGTATTATCATCAATATTTTTCTTACCAAGATTTTCTAACTCTTCAATAAAATTCTTCTGCATCTGCATCTTATCTTTGAGATTATCTTTCTTAAGATCCAAAGATTTAATCTGCTCTTTCTGTGTCCTCATCTTTTCTTTGAGGAGATTATTCATGGCAGAGAAGATACGAATATCCAACAAGTCCTCAATCACCTCACGGCGATTGGCAGTAGTCAACTGCATAAAAGGCACAAAGGTGCTGCTACCAAGAATTACAATCTGAGTGAAGGACTTATAATTTACCTTAAGAATATTCTCTTCCAGAATTTTTTGATTTGAACGATCATCTGCTTGCTTGTGCAATAACTGACCATTCATTTCAATGTCAAAAACATTTGGTTTGATTCCACGTCTGACAAGATAATCCCTACTGTTGACTGAGAATTCAATCTCTACAAGACACTCCCTTTCATTGGTTGTGTTAACCAATTGTGGTTTATTGATTTTACGGAACGGTTTATTGAACAAACCAAAGGTAAGTGCATCCAGCATTGTGGATTTTCCAGCACCATTAGTACCAACAACCAAATTGGTGGCACTCTTCTGCAAATCAATTTTCGTCCACTGGTCGCCAGTCGAAAGAAAATTTTTCCAACGAATAGATTTAAATACGATCATTCTTTAGGGGGAATCACAATATCATTAGGAGTAATTACTGTGTATTTGTAATTATATGCAACACAGGCTTTAATGGCAAGATCATCATCAACCTCTACCACGTCCATTTCGGTGTCCTGCTGGTCTTCAAGCATCATAGCATATCTTTCAGCATCGTCTTCTTCCTCAAACAAAAATAAAACTTTCTGCCCGTACCTGTCCTGAACTGCGTGAGCACCGCTTTCTTTTTTGCCTTTTAGAGTTAGAAGATACATACGCTATTCTACTTCGCAAGATTGTCTATAAAGATCATGGAATAGATTTTTTACGATGTTTTTATCGTATTCGAAATCAGACTCATCAATATATCTATTTAATATTGATATTGTGTTTTCTTCTTCACCTATCTCAAAATCTTCAGATTCTGTTATGTTAAAGTTTTCTACAATCTTTAGATCTTGAACACCTACCGAATAAATTTTATCGATAAACTTTTCAAAATTCTTTTGATTGGTTTTCTTACGAACGATTACTTTAACAATTTTATTTTCATACTCTGTGGCATTGAAAAGTTTATAGTTAGTATCCTCATAGTAAATGTTATAGAACATTCTATATGGATTATTAACTGGTGTAAGTTCCAAGGTTTCAGTATCAAAAATATGAAACCCACGAGCATCATTTACATCGTTCCAGAACATTTCATAGGGATTTCCCAGATAGAAGATTCTTCCGTCATTTGATCGAGTATGGTAGTGCCCCGAGAAGACAGTCCTGAACTTCTCAAATAACTTGCAATCCATACCATCCTCCATGGTGTGTCCACGATGAGCTTTAAATCCGTTGAGCTCAAGGTGCCCCATCGCGTGCTTGCAATTTGTACCTTTAACAAGTTTAAAAGTTTTTTCTTCATTGTTTGAATTAATCCAGGGTAAAAATAAAATATCAAGATTTCCAATATTTACTTCAGTTGGTTCACTGTAAGTTTTTATATTTGGATAATCTTTCAGTAGAAGTTCAGGAGAGTTAATTTCATTTGAGTTTCTAAGAAACGTATCATGATTACCAATAATCATATGTACGTCATACTTTTGAAGAGGATTTAGAACAACTCTTCGAGTCCAATCTAAACCCCAAAAATCAATACCTTTACGATTATCAAAAGCATCACCCAAATGAATAACTGTAGAGATATTTTCTTCCTCTAAAGTTGGGAAGAATACATCGGTATAGAACTTTTCAAAATACTCATGAAGATGTCGTGATGACTTTCGAGCACCATAATGAGTATCAGTAATAATTGCAACTTTCATCCCAATGGCCATCCTGTTCCTGGTTTACCCTCAACCTTCTCACCAAACTTATGATGTGGTTTCAGATCAGGGTCTGGATTACTTTCCACCCTAGATTCTTTTCTTTTAATAACGATGAACTTATCTGCAGCAAATGTACCAGCAATCTTGAATTCAAGTTCTGTACCATCTTCCCAGATTTCTTCACCATTCTTTTTTCTCATGTCGAGCATACACTCAACTTCTTTGATAATCTCAGGTGTAATTTTCATCGGTTACGATATTGAATGGCATCTTTGATCCCATTATACACAGAATTGCTATCAGAAAGCAAGCTATCGTCAACCATCATAACTTCATCAAATCCAGTTTTTTCGATAATCTTATTTTTGATGTCTAATTGCTTCTTCTCCTTCTGAATCCTACGCAGAAATGCATAGTGAATAATCTGAGTAAAGTAAGCAAAAGGATTCTTTGACTTCGCGGGGTCAAAGTTGTGAATGTACTGTACACAGTTCTCAATACCATCAGAGATCATGTCCTCACGGAACATATAGTTAACGAAGTTTGGTTTATAAGAAAGGTGAGTTGCAATCTTCAGGAAGCAATCTCCAAGATAATTTGGAATATTTGGTTTTCCTTCCCAACGCTTTGCTCTTTCTTCTTTAGGTTGCTCGGTGAGATCTTTACCGAAGTACTTTTTGTATGATAATTCACATCTTTGGCGATAGTCAACCATCGCTTCAAGCAATTGTTTGTTATTTACATAATGTTCTGGTTTCTTCTTTGGCATAATAATACATTTTCGTAAAGGTATAAGATCTTTTTATTATAACATCAAAACAAAGACTTGACAAGTATGTAAATCGTCTGTAGAATACCTTTGTTAGGGTTAAAGAGACAGGCTTTAGCTTTCTTTAGTATCTTCTAGTTTATAGAGTTCTTCAAATAACTTACGTGCATCTTCTACAGAGGAAAGATATCCCATCTTAGTATCTAACTTTGCAGACCCTAGGTAGTCGTCATTTGAAGGTTGAGTTAGTTCTTCTTCTTCCTCTACTTCGAAGATGTAGTTCCTGTATATTCTAATTATATTCTCATCTTCTGTTTCTGTCATCGTAATAATTTTATCTGCTTTCATAACAAAAAGTTTATCATCAACCAACTCCATCCAAGGCTTAACCTTGATCATTGCTCCTGTTGGATGATTAATAACTTTAACCACAACAGGATTTTGGAGAATTGCAATAGGTTCTCCTTCAGTATCATCGATTGAGACAAGAGCAATTAACTCCTCTCCTGATACTAATTTAATAATTGCGTAAAATTCATCTCCCATCATTTTCTTAGCGGTATGTTTATAATTTCATAATTAAAGTTTTCTTCGTTGTATACTTTTATCCTTTCGATTAAATGATTAAGTGTATAATTTTTCCTGGATTTGTAGGATATGTCGTCAGCGATATCATACAGAGTTGCTTTGGTTTTATTATTCCCCTTCCTAAGGACTCTGCCAATTGATTGCAGATTTCTAATTCGTGATTTAGAAGGAGAAGCAAAAATAACATTGTGTAGGTTCTTAATGTTAATTCCAGTAGAAAAAGTTCCATAAGATGCAATGATAATCGCATCATTTTCCTTTTCAGTAATTTCTCTAACTTTTTCTCTATCTTGAACGGCTACGCCACCATGAACGAAGAACACATGACGATCATCCACCCTGCCATTATTTATCATATCAAATAATGGTTGACCGTGACCTTCTACTCTTGCAAATAGAATCAGAGTATTGCCTTTTAGGTCAAGAGCAAGATTTCGAATAAAATTATTTCTTTGATTGTGGTTTATTATGTACTGAACTTCATCTTCAAAGTTTTCAAATTTATGTGCAGGGTGCTTCAGTAGAAGCACATTAATATCTAACTTGGCAACGTGCCCTTTCTGCATCAGTTCTTCTGTACGAATAATCTTGTATGAAGGACCAAATAAACCCTCTAGAACCCACTTGTGTGTCTGTGTACCATCCAATGTTCCAGTAAAACCAAAGCGATACTTACAATCAGCAAGCTTTGACATTATAGATATTAAGGACTTAGATTTGAACTGGTGTGCTTCATCTCCAACTACCACATTAAATCTTGAAAAATATTTGCGGGGGAGTTTGTAGATGGACTGCCAGGTGGTGATAATCACCTGAGAATCGGTCTCTCTTTCGCGTCCTGCATATATTTTGTGGCAATATGAACCTACATCCCAACCATAGTCTGCAAAGTCTTTATACATTTGCTCTACAAGCGAAGTCGTCGGAACGACTATCAGAATATTTTGCTGCCTCTCAACGTAATATCTCACAAGAGAATATATCATCAGAGACTTTCCCGAAGCAGTTGGGGATATCAGCAGTCTTCTATTATGTCTTAGGGCGTCGTAAACACCTTCTATCTGGTAATCCCTTGGAGAATACCTACAAATAGATTTCATATAGTCTTTAACGCCTTCTACAGAGATCATGTCATTGACCTCAAAAGGAAGACCGTAGAATTTATTATCCGCGAAGTCGTAACTATATCCGTGGTCTTTACAAAACTGAATAACCTTATCTAATAACCCAACGTATATCTCTCCTGTCTGGGTATTAAACAATCGTATTTTTCCATCCCAATACTTACTACGGTATTGCGGCATAAACTTAGCACCAGGTACTTCAAAAGTAAACTGGTCTGCTAACTCGTAGTAAATATGTGGTTCTGCTTTTACTTGAAGATATACCTCGTTCTTCTTCGATATAGTCAAATGAGACATAATCCATAAGTATCACCTATGGATATTTATTTGCCCTCCGTAAACTGATATTCACATATCATAGAAAATAATTTTCCTTTCAAATATTTTAAATATTCCTGTTCTTCTGCTGGACGCCTAGGAGAACCTGGCCAAGTTTCTATGGAAAAACATACATGATCATAGAGAATTCTTAATTCATCTATACCCAT